TTACACAGGCTTCTTTGCTTTTAGCCTTTTTTCAGGTTTTCCAAGCATGCTGACGGCCTGCTCTGCTACCAGTCTTTGCTGCACGGCTTTGGTGTATCTCTCAACCTCTGCAAGTGTCTGATGGCCTGTGATTGATGCAATCTGATGTGGTGTGCAGCCAGCCTCCGCCATCCGTCGCGCCGCTGCTTTGCGCAGTCCATGCGGGCCAAGTGTGCTGGGTATGCCTGCCTTAACGGCACACTCCTTAAACCAGTTATAAAATGCGTTCCCAGAAGCAAATGCCCTGCCTTGCTGGGTCATCAGAAATGCGGCTGTATTTTCTGGCAATAGCCTGATTACTGCATGCAGATCTGGATGCAGCGGGATCAGTAAGCGCACATCCGTTTTGATCTGCGCGACAGATATCGCTCCATCCTTCACATTCGCCACTCCCATGCGAATCACATCGCTGCGGCGCTGGCCTGTATAGAGCAGCAGTGTCAGTGCAAGCCGTGCCCGTGTGCCGATTGGCCAGCATTGCTCGAATTTCTCTATATCCTCTTCCGACCATGTAGGAATCGGGCTCTTTTTGTATTTGAGCTTTTTAATGTCCCGAACCGGATTGTCTGGTCTCCAGTCATTCTCAAAAGCATACTGAAAAAGCTGGCGTAAAACATTCCGCAGCGCATTAGCCTGTGCTGGTGTATTGCTCATTGCTTCCAGTATCGCACGGATATGCTTGGGCTGTGCAGTGCGGACAGACTTATCACCGTGTAATTCAACAAATTTATCCAGCAGGTGCGCATAGGTTGTTTGTGACTGGGCACGTAAAGACCTGAACTGATGTGACATACGCCATGTCGCTACTAGCAGCCGCATGCTGCCGGGTATCGCTTTGGACTCTCCGACCTGCTCTTTATCTCCAGACTGCGCCTGTTGGTACGCCTCCATAAACTCCCGACTGCCGGGATATCCTGGAAGCTGTCTCCGGCTACATCCGGGTTTTCTGAAATAATAATATAACCTTTTATTTTTTCTAATTTTCTGCACGTATAGCAGATTAAGCTTGGTCATCAGATCCAGTCGCTTGCGGGGTCCATTGGGTTTTTAAGATCATCAATCATCGCGTCTAGGTCGTCCCTTACCCATCCACGTACTGTAGGGGTAAGCTGCACGGGCTTAGGCAGGCGTCCGGATGCAACCTCTCTATCCAAAAGGCTTGGGGAAATATCCAGATATTGTGCGGCCTTTTCTCGCCGCATAATGCGTGGCCAATCAGGCATTGTTGGCCGCTGCTTTCCTGTCTGGCCATCTGCTTTGCTCATGACGCGGCTCCTAGGTTGCGGATTTCGTCAGAGCATGCTTCAAAAGTGTTAAGCGCGCCTCGCCAATACTGTTTTTCTTCGTCGGACGTGCTTCCATTCCAGCATAATTCAGCCCGTTTCCCATGCTCAGTAATTGCGGCCAAGCATCTCTCCCGCTCTCCCGCCAGCATCTCGCTGATCTGAGTGGGGGTGAAGCAGGGGCCGACATAGACCCATCCGATCAGGTCATATCCCTCAAGGGCATCGTCAGGGCCTTGGTATTCGTATTCAATCCAGACTTGATGTTTTGCTATCCAGTAATAGACCAGTTCAGTTTTTTGTCCCTCTGGATCAACGTCAATGACGTGCTTTCCATCTTGCTCAGGGAACAGCGGTACGCCGGGCCGTTCGGGGTTGGGCCAGTTGGTGGAGTTGCTCATCTTCACCGCCCATTCTTCACGCAATCATGGAACACAAGAAAATCTGGCGCACTAATCGCAGTTTTATTTTCGAACTTGTCAGTAAATTCTTTCTTGTCGGTACGGATTGCTTCTAGATAATCCTTAAACTCTGGGTGCATTTGAATTTCCAACGATATACGGTTGTAAATTTCTTTCCGCTTCTCCCACGGGTTTTCTGCGCTTGGGCCATATTTGACGCCAAGTTTATACAACTCATTTTCATAAGCCTGTTCATGAGCGCGAAGGACGGGCAAAACTTTGTCTGTACTATACTCAACAGGGTCAATCCCGGAGCCGACACGGAAAAATATCTTTAATTTTGCTTTACAATCACGCGGATCATAAGCAGAAATTGAGAGGCGAATAGACTTTAGCTTTTTGGCAAGCTCTACTGCTTTTGGAAGGTTTTCCAATTCTATACTTGGGGCGCTCATGCCGTCTCTCCTGCGCGGGTGTTCCATGCGGTGATGGCAGCTTCAAGAACTACCTTGGCTCTCCTAAGATACTCATCACGATCTTTGTCAAACCTGAACTCATCTATACTTTGAAGAATTGGACATCCAACCAAAGAAACGTCGAAATTAGCCATGGCAACAGCAGCAGCCTCAATCATTTCTGGTGTCAGTATCATTCTCTCTGAGCTCCAGATTTTTGGGCTAATTTTATTGCATCAATACAGTCTTTTATCGCAGCCAGATAACCATTCCGCTCTGAGCGACTGTCCGCCTCATTCGCATTAGGGATTTGCGCTTCACAGGCGCCAATACAAAAATCAAAGACTTCACCATAAAAAAGCGGAAAAGAGGGGTTTACGCAAAAATATGGAATAACTTCTCCGTCGTACTGTTTTTCATCACGGAACCTTTTACATTTTTCTTCTGTCTCAAAGAAAAAACTAGAACCCCGAACGACGTCTCTAATCCCCCAAAAAACTTTATCATATCTCAGTGCATATTGATGCTCACCTATACGCGATACTTGAATAGTCTCCTTCGTTGGATATCTAGACACTTCCCGGTCTTCATACGGCATCATTGCATGAGCGAAGTTCCTAAAACAAAAGTCAGATGTTGATATTGATATAAAGCAAGTAGCCAGATTCACATTGGGGATAAATGCGCCATCACCAAAATCAAGCGTAAATATTCCTCCAGTATCAGGGACTGCCTTTACAAACGGTAGCGCTTGATGTTTTTTCATGCCGCCACCTGCTCTGCCGCTGGCTCCAGCGTCCGGACGTCATTGCTCCAGCCCTCAATAGTCTGCTGGCCATCATCCATCACGGTCTCGCAGTCGTTAAAAACAATGAGCCAGTCACGGTTGTCCGTGGCTGTGGCGTGGAACAGGCCACCGCCGACGGACCACAGATCAAACACCCATCCCATCAGCCCGCGTGTGCTAGAGCCGGTGATATGCCGCTTACCGTCGCGCTGCTCACTCTGGCATTTGCCAAATTCCACAAACTGGCCATGCTCATCTGTTAAAACTGCCAGATACCCGCCGCTATGCTGCGGCTTTAGTGTAATTTTATGTTTGGGCATGTTGCCACCCTATGGTTTAGCTTGGCCTGTTCAATCAGGGCGTCCAGTTCTTCGGTCGTAGGTGGTGTTTTATTCCCTGCTCTCAGGCGCTGGGTGCTTTCGCCAATCATTGCCTGAGCGCGGAGCGCAATAAAGCTTCTGGCCTCATCAGGATATTCCGCTATCGCTTCGATGGCGGAATCCAGTGAACCAACCAATATTTCCTCACGGCGGCCATAAGTTTTGGTATCAGTTCCAATGTCTCCATTGTCAGGATATCCCATGATAATAGAGAGGATAATGCTGATTTCATGGCCGTCCTTAGCGTCCTGAATCTGCTTGATGGCTGAGTGATAGAATTGCTCAAGCTTTTTCAGATCGTTTTCTTTCTGGCTCACGCCGCACACTCCCGCACATCCAGCACAAACCGGCTCAGCAGGCCTCTGCGCTGGGCGTGGTGGGTTGTCCGCATGGCGGCATCTGCAATGCGTTCCTCTGCGTGCATGGCGCCGCCCATTGCAGCAATGTAGCTCAGCATGGCCTGCCGGGCTTCGGCATCATGCACAGTATTATGGACGCACTGCTCCAATGCAGCGCGATGCCGCTCAAACTGATTTACGTTTTGCATCTGCTCTGTTCTTTTCTTTTACTGTGCAGTTACTTGCTGGACATTGCCCTGCGGAATAGGCAGCTCAATCAGCCACTGCTGGTGCGGCTCAGGGCTTAGTGCATAAATTGTGCCGTCACTGCATAAGGCGTGCAGCCGGTAGTTCATCATGTCTGGGTCATAATGCGTGGCTATCTGCACAATTTTACGCGGCTTGTTGCGGAATTTCTCCGGGTTCAGCTCCCGGCATTTCCGGCTGATCTGCCGATGGACAAACTTTGTCCAGATATCCCGTGGCTCTCCATCCGTAACGGGCTTTAAACCCGTCAGCGCCATAAAGCTTTCGTCAAAGCAGGTTTTTGCCAGAGATACTGGATCAACCCCTACTGGCGCATCCCGGCGGGCGTGCTCCATCCAGTCGCATGAGGTATCTAGCGTTGGCACCCATGCACTGCTGCTGCTGGGAACCAAGATGAAAAGGATATGGCGGTAAAGGTCAGCATCCTGCTGGGCGGCCAGCTCACTGGGGCCTGCCTCGGCGGTCTGCTGTGGTGTCTGTGCCTGCATGTGTTCCTCCATCGCGTTGGTGGCGATGGGGCAAGAATATGCGCAAAAATGCAAAATAAGCAAGCGCAAAAATGCGCATTTTTATATTGTATCAGATCTTACTATATGATGCGTCTGTATGTCGTATCAGAATTAATAGTTGATGCTATTTTATCATTTTCTGACACACAAAGAGGGGGAAATGAAGCAAAAGCCCTTATATTTCTATAATTGTAAGACATGATATGGTCTAAGCCTTCATTTTTAATATTTCTATTTAGGCCAATTTGAAAATATGATTCTTTTTTTATTGGAAGACAAAAATCTATTAGTTTTTTTGCTCCTTCTGGAGTTATTGTATAGCCACATAACCCAAATGACTGAAGTAGTTTATACGGATATGACTGAATATCTCGATCAAAAAATTTATCTATATTTCTTTTTAAATTAATTTCATCAAAATTAACAACACATGGAGCAATATTTTCAAGAAAGTCTATCGTTAATGTTGAATCAAAATTATATCCCCAAACTATAATATCAAATTTATTAAATAAATTAGATAATATTTTATCACTTTCTTCTTTAAAATTTTTGCAAATAACTGCATCATCTTCAAATATGGTATAAATCTTACCATCTCTAATTGATTTATTCCATATAGAAATATGTGAAAGTGCGTTTCCTATAGCAGAAATGCTATAATAAGCGCCATCTTCAACAATCCCTTTACTGATAAGATTATCCAATCTTATTACTGATTTATCTATTGCTTTAAATCTCTTTATATCAAAATCAATATTATTCTTTGTTAGAAATTTATTCTTTCTCTCTTTATCGGAGTCTCTATTAATATATACATATTCCATATTTTACTCTCTTCTTATGCTCTGGATAATAAGCCCTTCAATACGGTAATCTGAATGACACCCATCGTCTGGCAGGTCATCATCAAATTTATTATTAATTATAATGGCCTGAGAGAATCTTGGATTTGTACTGCGAGGCCATAGGGCAACGCTCCCATCGTCAAGTATTTCGATTTCTTTCAGTGTTGCCTCTTCTAGTCCATGCTCTTTTCTAATGGCAATAACTTTATCCCCTGTCTTAGGGGCACGGCATAAATCAAAAAATGAAACAGCAACGACAATTGTGCCGTCAGGATAAATTTTATCCATGGAATCGCCACGCACAGTGAAGGCCCATCGCCGCAGACCAGGGTAACGCTCATCTGGTGCAACCATGACATACTCAAGGGGGGCCTGAGGGCTGAACAATCCGGTATCCTGCCATACTCCTGCCTGAATAAAACCTGCTAACGTGACGGGCTCGGAATGGACAAGGCTTTCAATATTGGGGGGCTGGAATTTTGGTAGGTCAAATATGATCTTAAGCTTTTCCATCGTCATAGCGCTCAAGGCGTGTGACGATGCATTGTCATCCATGAAGCGCACAATTGTGCTTGGTGCTGATCCGATAGCACGCGCAATAGCCGAATAGGATTTTCCTGTCCGGCCCCTAATCTCATCTATATATTTCTGCTGCTCTTTTCGGAGTGCGCGTGCGTCTTTTTCCATATGCGCATATTTGCATATAGTAGAAAGCGTGTCCCGGCGCATTTTTGCGCTTGCATAGTTTGCATTATTGCGCATATTTGCATCCATGATGCTTATCCCAACCCCGGCAGACATCGAATGTGAGGCTGTTCGTCAAGGGCAATCAATCGGTGACGTCTGTAGGCGTGCTGGTGTTGCCCGTAGCACGTTCCAGAGATGGAAGAGCGGTGAGACTTCGCCAACTGTCAGCGTGCTGACTAGGCTGGTGCGCGCTTTGGGCGAAGCTAGGGAGGCGCCTGATCCAAATAGTGAGGTAGCATGAAAACTCATAACGCCACCAGTACGCCTGCGGCCTCAGCCTGTCAGCCGGATATGGTCCGGAGTAACTGTGCTGAAGTCGATGTGGCTCTTTTTAGCCATGTTGCCAGCCGGGTATTGCGGGGCTTGTCAGAGCCTATGCAGCAGCGTGTGTCCGGCGCTGCCCGTCTGGTTATTGCCGGGCATACAATCCGGCATTGCTCCATGGCTATGGGTGTAAAATACGGCACGCTGAGCAGTGGTGTCTGTATTGCCAAAATTCGTGAGCTGGTTACGGCCTATCAGGTTGAAACGGGTAGCGCTAAAAGCCTTGCGGCTCTAGCCAGTTCTGTTGATGTGCCTCTAGTGCGGCGGCTTGGCATGAAAATGCTGGCAAATCCGGCCAGTATTCTTGGGCAGAATATCACAGCCATTGCGGCTCTTTCTTTGCAGGGTTTGCCGGTGCAGGACATTGCCACTCTGTTTGGCATAAAGCTCCGCACTCTGAAAAAGAGCTATCTCAGTAAGTCCCGCCGTATCTGTGCGGAATACGATAAAGTCAAAAACCCCAATCCTGAGCCAGAAAAAGCTGAAAATACGGCAGTCTATGCCTTGCCGCGTTTAAACGGTGCGCTGAATGCTGAGCATGAGGTTTCAATGTCGGCACTCTGGCGCGGGTTAGAGCGCTGGCGGAGTGTTGCCTGATGTCCGTCGCAGCTATCAAAACTGCCACTAAAAATGCACTCAAAGTCATTGGCGGGATAGATGCGGCGGAGCGTGTATGCCGCGTTGGCCGCTCTCAGTTGAGCGACTACGGCAACCGCAACAGTCTGCAATGTGTCCCGGCTGACGTCGCGGTGGATCTGGATATCAGCGCGCAGGAACCGCTAATTCTTGCCGCCATGGCTGTGGCTGAAGGATTCCGGCTTGTTCCGGTCAAGTTCTCCGGGACTGGGCATATCCCGCAGGAACTCGCAAAATTCTCCAAGTTTACCAGCGAGGTTTTGCAGGAAGGCATTGAAAGTCTGGAAGATGGGCAGGTTGATGTTGCAGAGGCACGGGCCATTCTGGAGCACCTGCACCCGTCCCGGCTGGCAATGGACCGTCTGGAACATGCTCTGCACAAAATCATTGCGGATAATAAACCGCATATCGTTGGCACTGGCCAGTCAGGTGCGGCCTGATGGTACGTGCAGCAATTGAATGGACACACGCTATGGATACAAAGCTACGGCATTTTGAGCGGTGCGGGCTATGTGTCAGGCGGCAGGCCCGCAGGCTCGGCGTTTCTGAGCGCTCTATCTATACCCGCCGCAAGCAGCTCCGGCTTGATAGCCAGAAAAGCAAGAAAATATGAATAATTTTTCTAAAAATCCACTTTCCGTCTGTGTGCGGAGCTTTGGCCAGCCTGCTCTGCCTGGGCGGCATATTGTCGCATCACGCAGCCGGAATGATCGTGACCTTCGCCAGTCCGCGGCAATCCGGCCGGACCTGAAAGATCAGGTGCGCGTCTCCAGCGGTATGTCTCTGGCATGGCGCTATAATCGGGATCGGATGAAAAATGTCTGAACGGCTAATGGACTGCACCCGTTTTTGCGGGATCATGAACCGGGCAATTCGTGTTTCTGGCGGTGCGGCGGCTTTTGCCCGCCAGCACAACATTCCGGTGCAGGCTGTGCGGGATACGCAAAACCTACGCGGGTTCAGCCATGATGTTGTGGCAGCGCTTGGATTGGTGCAGGTGCTGCGCTATCCTCTGTCGGCAGATCCTAAAAATCTGGTCACAGCGCAGCATGTGCAAGAAAAACTGAATAATTTTATTCGGGAGCATAAATCCCAGCGCATTGCGGCGCAGATTTTTGGCATCCATGAACCCCACCTGAGCAATATTCAGAACGGCCTGCGCGGCTTTGCTCCGGTGCTGTCTATTCTCGGCTTTGGCCCTCCTGTGCGGCGGTTTTATTTTAAACAGGTGGCATGTCATGAGCCGGTTTAAAAAAACATCCCGTTATGACCGCGTGGAAAATGATTTCTATCAGGAAGAAGCCGCGCCCGTGCAGGCGCTCCTTCAGGTTGAGCAGTTTTCCGGCTGGGTGATGGACCCGTGCTGTGGTGAAGGCAATATTCCCTTGGTTATGCGTGAACACGGTATCCGCGCCAACGGTGCTGATATTGTGGACCGCTGGCGGCAAGCTTTGGTTGTTGGAGATTTCCGTCACACCCTGCGTTTCTGGCGGCCAGACTGCGTGGTCTCAAATCCGCCCTATAACTGTTGGGAAGAATTGGTGGATGTGTCGTTTGAAAGCGGCGCATCGCATGTCTGCCTGCTGCTACCATTTCGGCGGGTGGAAAGTGTCAGCCGGCGCCAGTTTCTCGCCCGGCGCCCTCTGGCGCGTCAGTGGGTATCTAGTGAGCGTGTCATCATGCATCCGGCAGGGAAAAGCTCCGGCAAAAAACCGGGCAGACAGGAATGCTATGCATGGTTTGTCTGGCAGTCCGGCCATACCGCGCCAGTCTGGCAGACTGGCCTGCTGCCGTTGGTGCGGAGTGCCAACTGTGAATGAACAGCGGCTGTCATATAAAGAAATATCCGCCATGCTAGCGCAAAGCATGGAGCCGCTTGCGCGGGAACTATTGCCCGGCGGACGCCGTGCGGGTGCTGAATGGACTGCCGGAAGTGTGGCCGGTGAACCCGGAACCCGCTTGTCTGTCCATCTGCATGGCGCAAAAGCAGGTATCTGGAAGGATTTTTCGGAAAATACCGGCGGTGATGCTTTAGATCTGGTCGCCGCCTGCATGACGGGCAGTAGCCTGCCTGATGCATACCGCTGGGCTTGCTCTTATCTGGGCCTGACCGCAGATACGGATGTCACCGTCCATCGGGCTGAAATCAAGAAACGGGCTGAACAGGCAGAAAAGGAGCAGACGGAAAAAGAGCAGGCTAACCGCGCCAGCGCCCGCAAAGTATGGCTGGGTGCTCAGGACAATATCATGGGTACGCCTGTAATGGCCTATCTGCTTGCTCGTGGCATTGATCTGACAAGCCTGAACCATGTGCCCGGCGCGCTCCGGTTTGCACCAGAGCATTACTGCTCGGAAATAGAAGCTCCATTGCCTGCCATGCTGGCTGCCATCACGGATCTGGATGGGCGCATTATCGCCCTGCATCAGACTTGGCTCGGCCAGCATGGTGGTCAATGGACCAAGGCGCATCTTGAATGCCCCAAAAAGGTCCGTGGCCGATTTTCTGGTGGCTGCATCCGGTTGCGCAAAGGTGTAGCCGGGACACCGCTCAATAAAATAACCGGATCAGAAACAGTGGCGATTGGTGAGGGGATTGAAACATGCCTTTCCGTCGCGCTGGCCTGTCCGGAGCTGCGTATCCTCGCAGCCGTTTCCCTTTCAAATCTCGGTGCTGTCCGCCTGCCGGATGCAGCCAGAAATGTGCTGATTCTTGCAGACCGTGATGATGCCCCCGCAGCAAAAAAGGGCCTGCAGAAAGCAATAGATCTGCACATGCAGGCCGGACGTGATGTGCGCGTGGCAAAGCCGCCTAAAGGTAAGGATTTTAATGATGCAATCCGGTGAAAGCGGCCTTTCAGCCGTCCGGTCTGCGGTCCATGCGGCAGATCGCCAGTTTCAGGTTATTGATGGCGGCCGCGATAGTAAAAATGGCGGCGGTGGTCCGCCGGAAGCGCCAAAACCGGATGAGGAATGTCCCATTTCTGTCATTGGGCATCTGGATGGCTCATTCTATTTTCTGGATCGTGTCGGTCAGCTCCGGGTGCTCAAGGCATCTCAGATGACGCGCCGTGCAGATCTGGTCGCGCTGTTCGGTGGCAACATCCTCTGGATGAAAGAGAAATTCCCCAAAACAACCAAGGTTAAGGAAAAGGGACAGGATGGTGAGGAAACTACTCGTGACGTGGTTGTTGATTTTAAAATCAATAATGTTGCCGAATTTTTGCAACGTGAATGCTTCCGGTCTGGTCTGTATGGAGACCATATCCAGATCCGCCGTCCCGGTGTGTGGCCTGATCCGTCAGGTATGCCGATTGTGCATTGTGGGGATCGTGTTCTGGTTGGCGCACGGCTGGAGCTCCCAGGCACGCGCATTGGCAACCAGATATGGGCGGCGGCGGCACCTGAGCCGCGCCCGGAAAAGCCCTGCTCCTGCGCTGAGGCCCGCGCCTTGCAGCAGAACATCCGTGATCTTTGGAATTTCCGTGTGCCAGGGAGTGACGTTATCGTCATGGGCATGCTGGCCTGTGCCTATTATGGCGCTGCTATTCCCTGGCGGCCTGCCGGATTCCTGACCGGGGGTGCGGGGTGTGGTAAATCGTCTCTGCTGGAGGTGCTGAAAAGCGCCATCCCTCTCAAATTTGCAACCAATGATGCTTCTAAAGCCGGGATTGAGCAGATGGTGGATGGCCGCGCCATCCCGATGCTGGTGGATGAGGCGTCTGATCGTGTTGACCAGCGTGCTGCCCGTGCCCTGTTGGATCTCGTTCTGTCCGCAACCGGCGGTGAAGGCACCAAAGGCGCGCGTGGCGGGTCTGACGGTATCGCCCGCAAAATCTCCGTGGCTGGCAGCATTATTATGGCCTCAATTCGGCCACCGGATATGGAGGCGCAGCATCTGGGGCGTTTCACGATTATTGAAATGGATGCCGCCAAACAGGGAGCTGACCATACTGCGGAACACCGTGACCTGTCTGCGTGGTGCAGGGATCTCGGCCCGGCACTCTGGGGCCGTGCTATTGCGGGGTGGGAACGTTACCGCGAAGCACGTATTATCCTCCGTGCCGCCGTAGGCAAGGCAGGCTGTCAGCCGCGTGAAATGGACCAGATGGGATCACTGCTAGCCGGTTGGTGGACACTCGTGTTTGACCATGTGCCAACAGAAGCTGAGGCTGATGATGCTGTGAAAGGTGTAATTGGTTATACCCGTAGTGTTGATCAGGTCATGACGCAAAGCGGCACGCAGCAGATGATTGATTTCCTGCTGTCACAAAAGGTCCAGATGAACCGGTCTACAGACCGCCAGCCCCTTAACGTGCTCATCAGCCGGATGCTTGAGCCGGATACCCCACGAGGGCAGGATTCACCTGAGTATCAGGATATCAATTACTCTCGCGATAATGTTGCCGGTGTGCTGGCAAGTTACGGTATCCGTGTGGTCCGCGCCAATGAGCCGCCGGGGCGAAGCGGCCAGCCAGCCCTGCGTGCCAGTGATGGTGACGGCTTGTGGATATGGCCGCGCAACGCTATGTTGGCCGCGCTGTTTAAAGAGACTGTCTTTGCCGGGCAAAAGTATATGTATGAGTTCGCCCGCATGGAAAGCTATCGCCCCCCGCCTAAGGATAGCAGAGGCAGAGAATGCGCGGTGAGCATCGGCAAAATGAAGCACAAGGGCTGCTTCTGGGTGCGTTGCTGTGAAATGGGTCTTTCGTTCGACGGAGACTAACGTTTTTTCAGCATAAAGGGCACTAGGGAACTCAATGGGAACGTAACAAGTTCCCTTTAGTTGCTGTATTTTCCTAAAGGGAACCAAAATCCAGAAAGGGAACCTATATCCGCGCTCTCACGGAGTAGCTATACCTCGTGCTCCATTCTCTCTGTGTGAGAAATTGCGGTTCCCTTGGTTCCTTAGTTCCCTTTCTTACTAATCTATTGATAAATATATATAATAAAGGGAACTGGAAGGGAACCAGATGGGAACCATCGGAACGCCAGCAGAAATCATGGCCAACAAGCCTATGAGTGGGGATGAAATGGCTCAGAATGTGGAGCAGCGTCTGTTTGAGGCAGGTATCACGCTGGCATGCTTGCCCTCACATGGCCTCAGGCCGTCCAGCCGGGTCTCATCATGGCGTGACACGCTGATGGACCTGGAAGACCTCCTGACCCTAGTAGCGGAGGAAGATCTCCGCCCGCCTGTACCGAGTGCCGCAAAAATCAGCCGTATGGATGAGGCAATGGGTTGGGTGCAGGCCATTAGTGCGGCGGATCAGCGGCGTGTTGTGCTGCTCTGGATGATGATCCACCCTATCACGCATCGGCACCGGCTTAGCTGGGAAAAGATCGGTAAGCGAATTGGGCGCTCTGACAAGACAGCAAAAAGCCTGTTTCGCAGGGGCTTAGCCAGCATCACGAAAAAAAAATACGCCTGACTGCATTTTTCTCTTCCCTTTTTCCGGAAAATGCAGTGTTTTGAGCGTCATGATTAGGGGTCGTGCAGCCTACGGGGTGCGCGGCCTTTTTTATTGCCCGGAGAGCTGCAATGGCACCACGCCTTAAATGCATCGCTCCCAGCGTTGCGACAATTGACACCCGCATAGCCCGTCCGCCGCCGAAAAAGGCTGATCCCTTTTATCTGTCTCCGGCATGGCGTGCTCTGGTGCGTCAGATTACGGCAGTCCGTGGCTGCCGATGCCAGGAGTGTGGACGCGAGGGTGTCCGTCTCTTTGGCGACCACGTCCATGAGATCAAGGATGGTGGCGCTAAGCTTGAGCCATCCAACATCCGATTGCTGTGCGGTTCCTGCCACACCAAGAAAACAGCCCGCGTCAGGGCGCAGAGGATGGCGGAAAGATATGGGAAAAACGGCTGATTTCTGCGGTTTTTTCATAGTTTCCTAGCAAATTACGTGGCCTGACCCGGCCAACGGTGGGGGGTAGGCAAAAGTCTGGCGGGTTAAGGCACCCCAACCGCGCCAGTCTCACGCGCAGATTTTTTCTGCTGTTTGAAAACAATCAAATAATCAAAGGAGATAAATTATGGCTCGTGGTGGCCGGCGTGATGGTGCTGGACGCCCAAAAAAGGAAGAGCAAGGCGATTATGCTGGCCCGGAAATTGGGGATCTCACGCATCTGACGCCTCTCGAATTTTTCAGGGCTGTTTTGAGAGATCCTGAGGCCCCGTTCAGCGCGCGATGGTCGGCAGCAAAAGAAGCTGCTCCGTTCATGCACTCAAGGCTCGCGCCGAAAGTTGAAGATGGCGACGGACAGACCAGTATGGCGGATGAATGGGATACCGTCCTCTCCCCAAAAGCTCAGGAGAAAGCCATGGGAACTAAAAACGGAATGCACTGATGACATGGGATCTGAGTTGCCCAGACTGGCGTGAGCGTATCAGGTCAGGCCGCTCCCTCATGCCATCCTTGCCGGATTTAAATGTTGAGCGCGGTGAGCTAGCGGTCAAAATTTTTGATCGTCTGCGTATTCCTGACGTAGTTGGCACTCCGCTACTGGCGGATGCTGCGGGCGAATGGTTTCGTGAAATCGTTTTTGCGTTGCATGGATCTTTCGACCCAGAAACGCGGCAACGCATGATCCGTGAGTTGTTCCTTCTTGTGCCGAAAAAAAACGCAAAGACCACCCTTGGTGCAGGGTTGATGCTCACGTCAGTGCTGATTAACGATAGGCCACGTGCAGAATTTTTGGATGTCGCTCCGACAAAGGAGATCGCTCAGCTCGCTTTCGACCAGTCGGCGGGGATGATTGATCTTGATAAGGGGCTAAGGCGACGCTTCCACATTCAGGAACATAAAAAGACAATCACCTACCTGCCGACAAAGGCAACGCTCCAGATTAAGACGTTCTCCCCCGACGTCATGACGGGCGTGAAGCCATCTGGTATTCTGGTGGATGAAGAGCACGTTATTGCCGAGAAATCAGATGCCAGCCGGGTGATGGGGCAGATACGTGGTGGCATGATCAGCCAGCCGGAGGCATTCCTGCTGACCATCACCACGCAAAGCGAAAAACCACCTCGTGGTGTCTTTAAGGCTGACCTGATGCAGGCCCGCTCTATTCGGGATGGCCTTGTGCAGGGTCATACGCTTCCAATCATTTATGAGTTTCCGGAAGATATCCAAAAGCCGTCAACTTTGCCGGGTGAGCCTGCTGCGTGGGAAGACCCGGCTTGCTGGCACATGGTCCTGCCGAACGCGGGTCGTTCCATCACGGTCGAGCGTCTAAAGCAGGATTATGCAAAGGCGAAAGCCGATAGTCTTGAGGAACTGAACCGCTGGGCCTCCCAGCATCTGAATGTCGAGATCGGCCTGGCGCTCAGGAATGACCGCTGGGCTGGCGCGGATTACTGGGCGCAGCAGGCTGACCCAGACCTGACGGTGGATGAAATCATCACCCGGTCAGACGTGATCGTGGCCGGAATTGATGGCGGGGGTCTGGATGATCTGCTCTCTCTGACGATCCTTGGTCGGGATAGCGTCACGTCTGAGTGGCTCCAGTGGTCAAAAAGCTGGGTGATGGAAGGTGTTTTGCAACTGCGTAAGCGCGAAGCCTCGCAGCTGGAAGATTTTGGCAAACAGGGTGATCTGGTAATCGTAACTGAGCCTGGAATGGATGTTGAGCACCTGTCCGACACGTTGGGCGGCGTAAACAAGTCCGGAAAGCTTGCCATGGTTGGCCTTGATCCGCAGGGCGTGGGATTAATTGTCGATGCTCTGGCAGAGCGCGGCATTGATGGCCCCCGAGTGGTCGGCGTGGCACAGGGCTGGACGCTGTCTGGCGCTATCAAGACCGCAGAAAGAAAACTGGCCGATGGAAGCCTGCTGCATTGCGGGCAGCCCATCATGGCCTGGGCAGTCAGCAACGCCAAGGTGGAGGCGCGTGGTAACGCCATCATCATCACCAAACAGGCAGCTGGTTATCTCAAGATCGACCCGCTTATGTCGCTGCTCAATGCAGTAGTGCTCATGAGTAAAAACCCACAGGCAAAAACTACTATGAGTAGCTTTATGCGCAGAGGAATCCTATCAGCATGAAAATCAGGAACAGGGTCAAGGGATGGCTGTATAAAGCAGTCGATGCCATGGCCCTCACAGTCACAGGGGTGTCCCTGACAGACCTGCGACTGGGGACGTTCCTAGCGGGTGGGCCGACTGTCAGCGGAAAGCTGGTAACGGTTGATACCGCTATGCAGCTGGATACAGTATGGGCCTGTGTCCGGCTGATTTCAGACACCATCGCGTCCATGCCGCTCAAGCTCTACCAGCGGCAGGGCAATGACACATCAGTCCTGGCGCGTGATCACCCGCTTTACCGTATTCTCTACTCGTCTCCGAATGCGGACATGACAGCTATAGAGTTCTGGTCATCTATGGTGGGTAGCCTGATGCTCTGGGGCAATGCATTCGCCCAGGTGGTTCGTCGCAGCAATGGTACCATCATCGCACTAAACCCGCTGCGGCCTGACCGGATGAGCGTCAGGCGGGATCTGGATACCGGAATTCTTGTTTACACCTACAGCTATCAGGGGGCGCGTCTCACTCTGGATGAGACCGAAATCTTCCACATCAAAGGGTTTTGCCTAGATGGCATGATGGGCATTTCCCCCATCTCTGCCGGTCGCCAGCAGCTGGGGGCTGCAATGGCGGCAGAAGAGGCTGCCGGTTCCATGTGGAAAAACGGCTTGCTCAGCCAGACTTATATCAAAAGTCCAGACTGGCTGGATGATACGCAGGCAGCGCGTGCTCAGGAAATCCTGAATAACTACAGGGGCGCACTGAATGCGGGAAAAACGCCGCTGCTAGAGGGGGGCTGGACTGTTGAGAGTATCGGTCTGAACCCGGAAGACATGCAGCTCCTGCAAGCGCGGGGGTTCAATGTCGAGACAATATGCCGCTGGTTCGGTGTCGCGCCGGTCATGATCGGCCGCATGGAAAAATCCACAGCATGGGGCTCGGGTCTGGAGCAGATGAACCTGTGGTTCCTCACATACACGCTTCAGCCCTGGCTGGTGCGGATAGAGCAGGCCATCATCCGTTGCCTGCTGCTGCCAGTAGAAAAGGAGACATATTTCCCAAAACACAATGTGGATGCATTGCTCCGTGCGGATAGTCAGGCCAGAGCGCAGCTAGAAGCAACACAGGTGCAGAACGGGATCAAAACCCGCAATGAGGTCCGCGAGAAAGAAGGGCTCCCGCCCATACCTGGGGCGGACACGCTGACCGTCCAGGCGCAGATGATCCAGCTGGCGGACGTTGGCGTCATCGCGGTCCAGCCAGCCGTTAAACCGGTTACTGCTCCGGCAGAACTGCCACAAAATCCGCAACAGGGCGGCGCGATAGGAGATGAAGATGATTGAGGGCGTAGAGGTTTGCGTCGTACCGTTTGAGTTTAAGGCTGCGGCTGGTGCTGAGGGTGCCGAGGGGCTTGTTGAGGGTTACGGCTCCGTTTTTGGCAACGTGGATTCCCATGGGGATGTCATTCTGCCGGGGGCGTTCGCAAAATCCATTGCTGAGCGTAAATCTCAGGGCCGCACGCTGCCCATGCACGTCATGCACGGCATTTTCGGGGGTGATGGCATCCCTGCTGGCGTCTGGCATGACGTGCAGGAAGATGGAAAGGGCCTGCGCGTTAAGGGTAAGATCTCCGGCGTCAATACGGATGCGGGCCAGTTGCTCTATCAGCGCGTTAAGGATGGTGCGCTAGGTGGTCTGTCAATCGGCTACAGCTTGCCGGATGGCGGTTCCGTGAAAATGAGCGAGCCTGGCGGCCCTAAGCGCCAGATCAAACAGGCGAACCTGTTTGAGGTCAGCCTTGTGGATGATCCCAGCAATGCTCTGGCGCGTGTTGCCGAGCTAAAGCGGTCTGGCGGGCGGGAGGTAAAGGCCACGCTGAACACCACAGCGGCTCAGGCGGCGCTGGAGCAGGCTCTTAAAATCTTCCATGCCTCCCTGCAGGGGAATGATGCTCCTACGGCAGATGAGCGCCAGCAGCTTCTGGCGCACCTGCAGGACGCCTATGAGGCGCTGACAGGCAACCGCATGCCCGAGGGCATGAAGGCGGCCATGTCTTCGCCATCCTTCAAAATGCCGCAGGAATTGAGTGAGGTTCTCGTCACACTCCGGTCTGTCTCGGGGGCTGCCATGTTGGCCCCGGACAGCCTCCTGCCGTCCGGTCTGGCAGACTTCCGTCTCTCCTGACCATCTCACTGCTTTTCCGAGCCACAGCCGCCACATGGGCGGCTTTTTTTATGGGAAAAATCCATGTCTACAGAAGCCGAATACAAAGCCGCCGTCACCGCTCTGGTTAAAGCGACAGATGAAGTCAAGCAGTTCGCTGAAGCCACCAAGGCTGAATTGAAAAACCTTGGTGAAGTGACAGCAGAAACCAAGGCCAATGCTGATAAAGCTCTGACCAACATGAACGAACTGGCAGCCCGCGTCACGGATGTTGAGCAGAAAGGTGCTCGCTCTGGCGGTCAGGGTGAAAAAGAGGCAAAATCCATTGGCCAGCGCTTCATTGCCTCTGATGAAGTCAAGGCCGCCATGGCGCGTGGCTCCAGCTGGAAAGGGACGGTCCAGATTGAGGTGAAAAACATTACCTCAGCGAGCAGCACCGGAACGTCCGGCACCACAGGTCTGGTTGTGGCGGATCGTCAGCCGCAGCTCATCCAGCTACCCGATCGTAAACTGGTTATTCGTGACCTGCTGATGCCCGGCAATACCGGATCTGGCAGCATTGATTTCGTCAAGGAAAGCGGATTTACAAACAGCGCGGATTTTGTTTCTGAAAATCCGACCAATCCTAAGCCGCAGTCTGACATCCAGTACGAGCTTGAAACGCTCCCTGTGCGGACTGTTGCCCATTTCGTCATGGCCTCCAAGCAGATCCTTGCAGATGCGCCAATGCTGCAAAGCTATATTGATGGGCGTCTGCGTTACGGTCTGGCCTACAAAGAGGATGACGCGCTGCTGAATGGTGATGGCACGGGCGTCAGCCTCAAGGGACTCATGGCGTCCTCCATTAAATATAGTCAGCCCACTGGTGTGCTGATCAAGGGCGAAACCATGATTGACCGCCTGCGCCTCGCCATGTTGCAGGCGGCTCTGGCGGAATATCCCGCGACTGGCCACATCCTCAACCCGACTGACTGGGCCAGCATCGAACTGACCAAAGACGGCCAGAGCCGCTATGTGTTCGCCAACCCGCTTGGGCTGACAGGGCCTATCTTGTGGGGTCTGCCGGTTGCAGAAACGCTGGCCATGGCTCAGGGCAAGTTCATGACCGGGGCCTTCAGCCTCGCTGCCCAGATTTTTGACCGTGAGGATGCGACAGTTTCGATCTCTACCCAGGACCGGGACAATTTCGTGAAAAACATGGTCACAATTCTGGCGGAAGAGCGTCTGGCTCTGGCCGTTTACCGTGAACAGGCACTGATCAACGGTGATTTCTCTGGCATTACCGCGCCAACGCCATCCGCCTCAAACGGCAGTTGATCTCTCAGAGGATTGTGACCCATGCGGACAATCTCAGTCAGCGCCCCGGCTCAGCTGGTGGCGCTTGCACTGCTGGCTGATCTCAAGGCGGATCTCGGCATTGCTGACAGTGCGCAGGATGGCAGGCTCAACAGTCTGATACTGGATGCGTCTGGTCTGGTGCTGGATTATATCGGCAGGCCCGTGCTGGATGCCTCCTGGCGGGATGTGATTGATATCCGCCCGGGCGATGCGCGGCTCAGTCTCATGCTGGGGATCTGGCCAGTGACAAAAATCACGGCTTTTGGGGTGCACGGCGCTGCCCCCTTCACGCCAGATCAGATCAGCAATCTGGATATCATGCATGACTCTGGCATTGTTTATCCTCCCGCCTCAGGGCCGGCTCTCTGGCCTCCTGGTCGATATATCGTCACCTATCAGGCGGGTTACATTGCGCCCGTTGTAGAGGGCGGCGCAGTGGTTGAGGCTGGTACTATCCCTCGCGCCATGTCCAGCGCGGTCCTGATTGCGGCTAAAGCGGCCTGGCACGCGGCTGACCGTGACCCGTCACTCCGTTCCGAGAGCGAGCAGGGGACAGGCTCATCCAGCTGGGTCGCGGCCGCTTCAGGTGCTGGGGGGCTTCCGCAGGAGGCGGCGGACAGGATCTCCAGATATCGGTCTGGCGGTCTGCGATGAGCTACCGCACAGACCGGCGCCACCGCCAGATCGCCACCAAGGGTCGCCCGATGATCATCCGCCGCCCTGGCCAGAGCGCAGGCGTGACCATTCAGGCCTACGCACCCCCGGCACAGGCCGCGCAGATCATCAATGGCATGGGGTCCGCTTCGTTCATTGCCCAGACCATGGCGGACGCTCTCACGGCCCACGGTCTCCCTGCCAAGGATGACACCGTGCAGGATGGCCCCAAAGCCTACACGCTGACAGACGCAACGCCGGTCTATGACGGGCCGACCCTGTGCGGCTGGACACTCATTGCAGCAGGAGGCGAGAGCCATGACGACACCGGCAGTCTGGTCTGACGCATGGACCCGAGCCACCGCCGCCGCTCAGGCAGACGGCACACGGGTGCTGGATCAGGCTGCTCAGAACCCGGATGTGCCTTCTGGGCCGTTCTGGGTGCTGGAAACCGCCTCCAGCACGTCTGACCGTGCGGGGGCCGGTGAGCCAGTCAACGTGGAGGACGGTACAGTTTGGCTGCACCTGATGGTGCCCAAAGGCACCGGCTCACTCCCGGCCCTGACCAGCCGCAAGGCCATGTCTAATGCCTTTCGGGCAGCCACCAACTTGCCACAGGGCCTCTACTACCACGAGCACAGTTTTGACCCGCCAGACCTCAACCAGTCGGGAAACCGTATCCGCTTTTCTCTCGGTATTGACTACCAGTATCAGGATATCCTCACATGAATTTCTACCCTCTGTATGAAACCGCTCCGGGCGCAGGCACCTACCAGCTAGGCTCTGTCCTGATCGTAGCTGCCAGCACGTCCGCTGCTGTCGCCGTTGCAGCGCAGTCTGCTCCGGAAGGCTGTCGCACAGGCGTCTGGCCCTACAAGGCTGTTGCAGGTCTTCCGGACAGCGTCCCACCTGCTGAAGGAGAGTCCGGCCAGATGTATGACGTTCTGGCGGAGCCAGAAGGGCCGACAGGCACATTTTCCCGCAGTGGGCAGGTGTTTGGCTCATTTGGAGCCGATGCCAGCGGCATGGCGCTCTCTCTGGAGCGGTTTTTTGGATACCGTCTTGGCCTGATCCCGCAAGGTGCAAAACCTGCACCTGCCGCGACACCTGCTCCGGCATCGTCCAGTGGCACCACATCGGCTGCAACACCCTCTGGTAGCGGCACCACCGTCAGTTCCGGCGGTTCTGCCACCCCGGCAGGCTAACGCGCCGCTTCCTTCTTCATCTGTTTTCACAGGCCGCCACTGAGCGGCCTTTTTTATGGAGGGCCACATGGCCTACACAGGTGCCACCACTGGTTATGCTGCCGGTGCGGAAACCAACACCAGCGCAGTCGATTACGCGCTGGAGACAGCCTACAATCAGGCTCCAACCGGTGCCTATCAGGCGCTCCGCTACACAGATTTTACTCTGGATGTGAACGAGACCGAAACGCAGCCGGACGAAATCAACGATATCCCGGAAATGGCCCAGTCTGTCCTGACAGGCCGCACCACGCAGGGTGATCAGGGCGGCATCCTCTCCGCTGTCACGTACGAGGATCTGATTGCGGGCGTGATGGGGGCAGATTTTTCGCCAACAAATTCAGTGACGATAAATTCCACGGCAACTCCGCCTATTTCTGGTGGATATTCAATAAAAAACCAATACCATTCTGGTAATGATGTCATAACGGGCTTGAATTTCAGTACGTTCCCTAACGTGGGATTTGTTAATATACAAGACTCTCAAAATAACATTAATGGCGTCTACAAATATATTAACAATAATAACGGTCTGGAATTTAATCCAGGAACATTTTCTGTCCCGGATGCGACTAAATTGGGGGATGGTGCCAAAATCACATTAGCCAATATCATAAACGGCAAAATCGGAAAAACATTCACATTCCGCAAAGCCCTCTCCGGGAAATGGAATATTTTCACTGGCACAATGGTCAATCAGGTGCAGATTTCGCTGGCAAAGGGCCAGCCTGCCACCGTGAAAATTGATCTGGTCGGTTCGGATATGTCTGTGTCTGATACCGATATCGCCGCCTCTGTTACCCCGCGTACCACCACTCCGCTGATTGATACGGTTGAGGGTTTCCTTGGTTGCAGCATTTTTGGAAAAACGCCTGCCGGGTGCATCCAGTCCGCCACCATTACGCTCTCGCGGGATGGCTCCGGGCAGGATACCGGTATGGGCCATCTCGGGGCCTGCGGTATCCGTTTCGGAAGCTTCAAGGCCGCAATGGAAATCGTCTATCTGTTCCGTGATTACGCACAGTTTCTGGACTGGCAGTCCGGAAAAACCGGGCCGGTCACAGTTGGCGTGCAGGGGAATGATGGCATCGGCTATCAGTTCGTTGTGCTGAACGGCATTATCCGCAACCCAAAAACCCCCATTCCCGGAAAAAACCAGACCGTGCAGGCCACTGTCTCAATCACGGCAAACCCCGCCCCCGGCGGTGGCACGTTCGGAATTTTCCGCACCGGCAACTGACTATCCCGATAATATCCTGATTTCTCGCCAACTTTTCGGTAGCAAAAATCGACATTCCCCACACAGGCCGCCACTGAGCGGCCTTTTTTTATGGAGGCCCACATGGCCACTCTCGCAGACCTCAAAACAGACAGCGCCGCCATCAACGATGGTGAGTGGAAGAAAATTGACAAATACCCCGGCCTTGAAATCAAGAGCCGTGGCTTCACCGACCAGTTTATTGATGCGCAGAACCGCCGCCTGCGCAAAGTCGCGGAAAAATACCGCGGTGATGTGTCTGCCATCCCCAATGCCGTCCGCCGCCAAATGAACGCGGAACTGCTGTGTGACTTCCTTGTGCTGGACGTGCGCGGCCTGTTTCATGACAAAGAGCAGCAGCATCCCGTATCTCTGGAAGAGTTCAAAAAACTGCTGCCGAACCCGGATTATCGGGAGCTTATGGGTGCATGCTGGGAAGCCGCCGGTCTGGTCACGACTGAGGCCGGACAGCAGGCTGAGGACGCTGAGGGAAACTGAAAGCGGCGCTCGGCTGGTGGTTGGAATGGGGCTCCTATGATCGTGCGGATCTCGAAGGTCCGGACTTTGAAGGGACGGATGCCGTCCCGGTGGACCCACTGCCGGAATGGCAATGGATCTGGCGGGCATGGCACCGCCTCTCAGCCGAGCGACCGCATGTTACCCAAGGTTTCAGCATACCCATGGGTGGCACGATCATTGATGGCCGCCCCGGTATAATTCCATGGAGCGCTGTCCAGAGATGGGCGGAGCATCATGGTCTAACATGGGCAGAGATGGCCCTGCTTGATCGTGTTTTGCTGGCGATGGATGGCGTTTACGTGCGGCACTGGGTCGATCAGTTCAAAAAGAAGGTGTCCTGATGGCGATTGCTGAAAAGCTGAATGCCCGTATCCAGCTGACGGTCAGCCGGACAATGGATGGGGCGCAGTTCCGGGGCCTCATAGGCAATCGTATCCGGCAGGAGCGGGATGCCCTGATAGCATCCGGAGCAGCAGCCCCCGAGTATGTGCGCCGGGTGGATGGCAGTCTGAGTAAGCCGGAAGAGGCTGTGCGGCTCCACGGGGGCACCGTCACCTACATTTTCAGCACGATTGCTCAGGCGACAGCATGGGCTCTGGCTGAGTGCCGCAGCCGTTCCCCAGTTAGCAGCGGGGCCTTTCGGGATAGCTGGGCGGTGCTGGTCGATGGAAAAGCTTGGACGAAACCTATGGCCCAGATCCCGAGTGGGTCAGAAGTCTGGATCGTCAACACCATGCCCTATGCCCGCAAAATCGAAGTGGGTGGCCAGCAGATCCGTGTGCCGCCGCGCATTGTGGAAGCCGTCCGGCAGTCCCTGATGCGCCGCTTTAAACAGATCAAAGCTCTGCGGGCCTTCAAGCCATTGCAGGGTGGCCGGGACGCCCGTGGCGAGCCCGTGCCTTACATTCTCCGGAGTGCAGGCATCGCCTCTGGGCTTTCTTGGAACAAAAAAGAGGGTTGGGGCCGCAAACATGCTGCCTATGTCAGCCGCCGGAAGGACCGGCAGGCTGGTGAGCAGATGCTCTACCCTACCCTCATACTGACAGAGAAATGGTAAAATCCCATGGCAGGACAAAATCAGGTCGAGCAGCTGGACGTTATCGTCACCACCCGTGATGAAACTGCCGATGGCGCTGCCAGTGCAGTGCGCAATCTGGAAGCTGTGGAGGCAAAAGGTGTCTCTCTGGCTGATGTCATGTCCAGCATGGGTGCTGCCAGCGGTGCCGCTACAAAGACGATGGCGGAAGGGGCAGCCGGGGCTGTCACGTCCTTTGACGATCTGGGCACCCGTGCAGCCGCGCGTGTGGGCGAACTCACAAAAGAGCTGACGCGCCTGAGTGATATGCAGGATAGCCTGCGGGCGCAGTCTCAGCAGGCGCTGTCTGCGGGTGTGGATTCCAGCGGTGCTACACAGGGGCTTGAGCGCGTCAATACGGAAATCATCCGTGTTGCCGGTGAACTGGAAGAGGTGCAGACACGACTGCGGGCAGCATCTATTGCAGAAGATGCATGGAATGGCGCGCTGGGTGAACGCAATGCCATTCTGAATGGCCTGCGGGCTGCTCTGGATGGACAGACTGAGGCCCAGACCAAAACCAATGCCGCCACGGCCGCCAGTATTGCGCAGACGCAGGATCAGGCGGCCGCATTCTCAGGCGTCTCTGAGCATCTGCATGGCATGGAAGATGCAGCAGCAGCGGTTGTGCCGGCTCTGCACAGTGTCTCTGACGCAGCTGAGAAAGGCATACAGGACGTCACCCGGATGGCACAGGCCGGGCAGAAGGCCATGGAGGGCATCAGCACGCCTGACCTGTCTCTGAGCGCCAGCAGCACGGTCACGGTTGAGGCTCCTGATATGGGGGGTGTCAGCCGCCAGACTGATAAGATCAGCGAGGGGCTGGACAGCCTCAGGACCGAGGCGGGAGCAGTATCCTCTGCACTGGATGGCATGAATGCATCTGCCGGTGCTGCCACCCGCACACTGAGGGAGGGCGCTTCCGGAGCAGTGGAGGCATTTGACACGCTGGGCACCCGTGCGACCTCCCGCGTAGCCTCTCTGACCGAAGAGCTGATGCGCCTGAGCGGCTTGCAGGAAAACCTGCGGGATCAGGCGCAGAAAGCCATGTCCGGCGGTCTGGATACTTCAGTGCTAACGCAGGAATTGGCGCAGATTGATGCGCAGATTCAGCATACATCGGCAGATTTGACAGAAGAGCAGAACCGGGTGCGTCAGTTGAAGGCTGCGCAAGATGCCCTGAATGCGTCTCAGGCCAGCAACCCGGCTGCTGCCGTCAGCATCCCGTCAGCCGTCTCCACGCCGTCTGTTTCTGCGGGTAATCCGCAGGCGCAGGCAATGCAGAACGATCTGGCCGCCATCAAAAATGCAGCCGGTCTGACTGCGGGTGAAATGGTGGATCTGGAACGCTTGGAAGCCGCAACCTTTACAGGTTTGCAGGCGGGTGCAGACCGGAGCAATCAGGCATTCCTTCGGCTGGGTCGGTCAGGCAGTCAGTTGGCACGGGTCATGCTCCAGCTCACGGCGGCCGAAACGCGGCTGGATGATCTAAGGGCGCAGGCTGAGGCAATGCCAGACAGCCAGATGGATAGCGCCGTCAAAAGTGCGGTTATTCAGGATGCGGAAAAGCAGGTTGCGGCATATCAGGCCCAGAAAGCCGCTTTACTTGAAACCGCACGGGCTCATGATACCCTGAGTGCCTCTGAAAGCCGGGGTGGTAGTCTGGCTAAGCTGGAATCCTATCAGGTCGGAATTCTGGCGGACGAGGCCCATAAATTCTTTGACCAGATTTTGGCTGGCGGCAGCGCCATGCAGGCGGCATTCTATCAGGTACCCAACATGGTGCAGGTCATGGGTGGCTTCGGCGCGTCCATCCAGCGTGTCGGCTCATTTATCATGGGGCCTGCCGGTCTGGTCGCGGCTGGTGCGGCCGGTGGTCTGGCTTTGTATGAGCTGGGTAAATATGCCGAAAGCGAAGCGGAAAAGCTGGCAAAGCTGAGCCAGCAACTCCGGTCCACGCGTACTGATGCGGCTGCTATGGCCAGCACCATTACCTCTGCGTCCAAAGATCTGGGCAGTCAGCCCGGCTGGACGGACGAAACTGCCCGCACGGCTGCAACCAGCATCGGCAGTACCTATAATTTCAACGGCACGTCAGCCGATATCCAGTCTATCGCAGGTATGGCGCGGGATATTGGCGCCGTATTCGGTTCTCTGGAAGATGGGCTGAAGGCGGTTAAAACCGCCATGGAAAATCCGGCCGCCGAGATCGAGGCGCTGTATAAGCAGCATCTGCCCGGTGTGGATCAGGCGCTGGTAGAGCAGGTTAAAAACCTGCAGGCCGCCGGGCGACAGGGTGACGCTTATGCGTTGGTGATGGACAAGCTGACGGCTGCCACCAAAGGGGCATATGAGGACAGCCTGACGCCGTTCCAGCGTGCCATGGAAAATTTGAGGAAAGCGGCCGATCCAGTCACTGATAAAATCAAAGACCTGTCTCTGGCTATTGGCCAGTATCTGGTTGAGGGCGTTACGGATCTGCTTAATCTCACGCAAGGCAAGTATGCTCAGGGTGATTTTAAATATGCAGCGGGCACAGCGCCGGTTTCCGCTTCTGGGAATGTTTCCGGAACATCTCTGACGGTTAACAAAGACCATCCGCAGATGGTTGGCCTGATGCAGATCAACACGGATTATAAATCGAAATATGATCCCACAACGCTGGATGGTAATATTGATGAGGGGATCACGCGCTTCCAGAGTTTCCTGAAACAGACGGGAAATGTCCGGAGTGCGTTGTCTCTCTATGGTGGGGCCACACCCGGCAGTGCAAACGCAGATGCCTATATCAGCAAGCTGGGTCAGCAGGTTGTTTCTCAGCTTCCGCCGGTGATTTCCGGGCGCATTGATGCCGAGGCGGAAAAGCTCGGTACGTCACCCGGTATCGCCAACATCATGAAAATGATTGCCATGGCGGAAAGCAGCGGGAAGCAGTGGCAGGACCAGACATACAGCAATGTTGCGCCAAAATCGGAAGGTGCGGCGAATGATCATGCAAAATCTGCTGCCGTTATTGACGACCAGCGCTCTCTGACGGGCGGGGCCGCCAATGATGCCGGCGGTTACAGCACAGGGAGTGTCGAAGAAAGCAGGAAAGAGATTGCGGCTTATATCCAGCAGCAGCAGGCGCTGGAGGATACTCAGAAAAAAGCTGGAAAGGACTGGTCTGAAACAGCAGAGCACATCACGAACGCCCGCATCGCTCTGGCTAATACCCTTACCCCGCAGGAGCAGATTACACAGGGGCTCAAGGATCAGGACGCAGGTCTTAACTCCCAGACGGGTTACTGGCGGAGCATGGCCGAGGTTGTGGCTCAGTTTGGCACACAGGCCCGTGGCACCGGTGTCGATCAGGCTGCCCTGACTGATGCCCTGAAAGAAAAACAGCGCCAGCTTGCGGCGGCATATGACGATGGCACGGTGGCGGTACAGCGACAGTCACAGGCTCAGCAGGCCATTGCATCTGTGGCCGGCTCTTCCGCGCAGGAGATCCAGCACGCCACAAACTATCAGCAGGCCTACAATGAGGCCTTGGAAAACTTTGACCCGCACTCCCAGCAGTTTGCGGATGCCGTCAATAAACGTGTGACGGCTCTCAACAGCCTGACCGATGCCCAGCAGCGAGCACAGCAGATCCAGCAGAACACCGGGCTGCAGGACAACCTGTCGATGGTGCAGGCAGAGACGAATAGTCTGGGGATGAACGCTCAGGCCCGGCAGGTCATGCTGGCGCGCATGCAGGCAGAAATCCAGATGCACCGGCAGTATGGTGCAATCCTGCCGCAGGAGGCTCAAGACTATGTTGATCTGACAGCGCAGATCGCGCAGGCCTCTGCGGAATACGAGCATCAGCAGCAGGTCGTGCAGGACGTAACCGGCAGCATCTCCGGTATGGCGGACGAACTGAGCAGCGGGATTACGCAAGGATTCCTTCAGGGCACGTCAAGCGGCATGTCGTTCAAAAACATGCTCAAGGGTGTGGAGACGCAGATTGCGTCTCTGCTGGTCAAATTTGCGCTGATCAATCCGCTGCTCAACTCCATCGATGGAGGCACGCGCACCACGCTGTCAGACGTAACAAACCTGATCTCTGGCAGCGGATCGTCCGGCAGTGCGTCTCTGGGGGTTCTGGGGTCTCTGTCCGGCCTGTCCGTCGGGCAGCAGCAGGCTTACCGTAATGAGGTCACCCAGAGTGCAATGCCCGGTTCCGGCTGGGCACCTACGGGGGATGTCATGGCATTGGCAGGCGTCAAACAGGCATCTGCTCTGGATAATCTGTTTGCTGGCAAGGCTGCGGATGGAAGCGGTATTTTCAGCAGTCTGGGCAGTACTGTGGGCACAATCGGCTCTTACGCTGGCATCGCGGGCGCTGCAGTGGGCATTGGTACGATGATTTACAGTGTCTTCAAAGGGCTGTTTGCCAAAAGCCACTACGCCTATACGGACGTTATTGCGCAAAATGGACAACTCGCCACCGGAGGCACACGGGTCAAGCGGTCTGATAATGACGTTACGGCTGGTCTGGTGCAGGACATTACCAGCATTAACGATGTGCTAGGGGCGTCCGGAATTACCGTGGCAGATGGCTCATTTGGGGCCGTTGGGCATTACAAAAAGGGCAAGAAAACCAGCCAGACTACGCTGGAAGACCTGCTGCCTGATGTGAAGCTGAACAGTTCTGACCAGACGCTGAACATGGCCTTGCAGCAGCTCATGCCCTCGTCCTTCGATAGTGTCAGCACCTATACGCAGGATATTGAAAGCCTGAAAACGCTGGCGGATACGCTGAACGGTATGAAGGTGTCCGTCAGCCGGTTTGATGATGCCAGCCATGTGACGGTTGATCATTTCAATGGCTACACAGGAGACATGGCCACTGCCCTGTCCACGCTGGACGGCAAGACACTCAGCACGGATGATCTGCAAAGCAAATTTCAGGCCATTCAGGAGTTTTTCGGCACAACCATGCCGGGGCTCTTGAACGTCACAACCGCTGGCTCTGAAAGCCTGATGCAGCAGGTGGATGACCTGAAGCAGAAATATCAGGATGCGGCGAACACGGCGGCCTCCTACGGTGTTAATGCCCAGAACCTGCTGGATAAGGGCAACGCCATTGCGGGCATGATGATCGCCAATGAAAACACCAAACTGAGCCAGTCAGACCAGTCGGTGACGGCGCGTTACATGGCCGCAACAGGGGATCAGCAAGGTGCTGACCTGCTCAATCAGCAGGTGAGTGGTGCGCAGGCTGTCCAGTCCCTTCAGGATGAATGGCGGTCTTATCTGGGGGATAACTATGCGGATAACGTGACGTATCAGCAGCAGTTGTCCAATCTGGAAAAGACACAGGGTGCCGAACGGTTGCAGATCCAGAAAACCTATGCGGACAAGGCGGCAGAGGCGGCGCAGGAGGCCGCGCAGAAGCAGCAGCAGATACTGGATCAGGCAAACCAGTCTCTCGCCTCCACCTTCGGCAGTCTGACGGATTACGCAAAAGGCCTGAGCATGTCGGATGCATCACCTCTGTCTGCTGCGGACAAGTATGCAGCTGCCAATGATAATCTGCATGCGGACTATCAGGCGGCTCTGAGTGGCAACAGCACCGCGCTGGGGTCCATCCAGAATGACATGCAGACATTTCTGAGCCTGAGCAAAGCGCTCAATGGCGGGGGAATTGGCTACACGTCAGACTACCAGCAGATTGTAACCATGCTGCAAAATCTTGGTTCAATCGGCACGGGAGATCTGACAGCGGACGCCATGCGGAAGATTACTGAGGACCAGACTACAACACTGGATGGAAGCCTGCGGCGGCTCGAAGCAGCCGTGCAGCAGCTTCAGTCTGAAATCCGTTTCCAGAACAGCAAGGCTGCGGCCTGATAGGAGTTACTCAATGTTATACTTTGATTTTATCTCATTTTCTTCAATATATTTTTGAATTTTCGCGGCACTTTCTTCCATTTGGCTGGCAAGTTTCTCAAAGCCTTCAAATGCAAAGACGGCTTTCTGAAATTTCTCCATAACCTCGTCAGGTGCGGTGAAACGAAGGGTGCCGTCTGCTGCTTCTTCTGGCTCAAATAAAGTAGCCTCTAGCCGCTGTACGATCTCGGCATTCATGGAATGTGAGCGAGCATCGGCAGCTTCCTTAAGGCGATCAAGAAGCGCACGCGGCATACGAATCGTCAGAGATGCTCTTTGGTCGGTCATAAGTATCGCGATAACCCAAAATGGCTACACTTTCCACTTGCGTTCAAAATGAACGCATCCTATAAACACAGCATCCATTTTGAACGCACAAGGAGCAGAAGTGGCCAAGACGCGCACCTTTACAATGCGAATTCCAGAAAAAATCCGGGACTACCTTCACCAGCGGGCCATTCAGAATGGCCGAAGTATGAATGGAGAAGTCCTAAGAATTCTGAGGGATTTAGAAGAGATTGAAATGGCATCAGGGGCCAAGCTTGGCGGCAGTTCCCCTGATGCCGGTACCACCAAATGCGGAAGGATTTTATCCAGTGCATCAGGCTGAGAGCACCCATAACACAGTAAGGCGCAAATTTCTCGCAGGAATTGCGACTATTCCGCTTTTAGCGGCCGGAACCCGTCCGGTTGAGGCGGAATCGGGCTCGGATGCAGTTCTTCTACGCCATTGCTCCGCCTATCTCGCCATAGCCAATGAAATAGCGGCTCTGGGCTACGACGGGACAGACGAACAGATGGATAATCTGGTCGGAAAGCAGTGGGTAATAATGAAAAATATTGAGGCGCACCAAGCAAATACGCTGACCGGTCTCAAAGCGAAAATTCAGGTAATACAGGATTATTTACCTGATTACATTGATGATTTTCAGGCTAGCCGTGAAGCAACCGAAATGAAGCTTGTCTTTGGCCTGATGGACGATATCGAAAGAATGATCTGATGCAAAATCATGTAAACACTTCGCCCCTTGGTAGCCCTGTCGCCATCATGGGCGTTGCCATACGTCAGGATGCGGAAGGCCGTTATTGTCTAAATGATTGCCATAAGGCATCTGGTGGAAAGGCCGCAAAAAAGCCCGCAAACTTTCTGCGGCTAGATACAACACGCGATTTAATGGCGGAAATCTCCCACTTCTCAGATGTGAGAAGTGGCCCATTATCTATTGTGACCGGCGGGAATTCTCCCGGTACCTATGCTTGCAAAGAACTGATTTACGCTTACGCCATGTGGATCAGCCCTGCCTTTCATCTCATGATCATTAGGGTTTTTGACGCGCTGGTGACGCAGCAAACAGAGCAGGCCAACGCCATCATTCGTGAAGCCTTTGCCATCGTGGCTCCCAAGGCAAAAGCCTATGATCGCATTGCAGGCATGGACGGGCTGATGACATTGCGTCAGGCTGCAAAAGAACTGGGCTGGCCTGAGCGCAAATTTATCGCACTCCTACATGAAATGAAGTGGATTTACCGTCAGGGCGGCAGTGGTCCATGGATTGGATATGCCGACAAAACTCAGGCAGGATACGTGGATTATAAACATTATGACCAGCGTGACAGTGAAGGTCATATTCATCCACGTGCGCAAGTTGTCATAACTACAAAAGGCATTGCCAGACTTGCGCGTATCCTCCCGGAATTTAAGCAAGCAGCATAAGGTGAAGCAATGCAGCAGCGGATGTTTATCGGGTCACTGGCTTTCGGGCCGGTGGCTTCCCGCACGACCACCACTCTGTCTGACACAGGTTTTGTGGATACGGCGGCGCATTGTCCTTATCCGCCGTATCTGGCGGCCTGTCCGGACATGGACCGGGAACTGGACATCACCGTGTCCGGCACCGGTCTGACCCAGACCTTCGGGCAGTTGACCGTCAATCTGGAACCGGGCGTGGCGGATTCCTGCAATGTGCTGAACCACACGGCAGACATCGCGTTCCGTACTGGCCTGCGCACCTATGATGCTGCCCGTGGCTGGTGGATAGACCCGGCGCTTTCTGATTGCCTGCCCCTGTTTACTGGCAGTGCGTCAGCATGGCGCACCGGGGCCACGCAGGGCACGCTGACACTCTCGGCACCTGCTGCCCTCACGCGGTCCCTGCCGCTGAAAATCTATGCTGGAACAGGCGGGGTGGAAGGAACGTCCACCCTCTCCGGAAAGGTAAAGCCGCGGCTAAGGGGATTCGCTACAGGCATGACGCCTGTGTGTGTTGATACCGTCAATCAGATCTATCAGATATCGGACGCGCCGGTGCAGATCGGCAACGTTTCCGGAACACCTATGCCCAATCTGACAGTCTTTGAAGGCGGTGTGCCGGGGGCGTGGTCAAGCACGTCAACTGCTGGAAGCTGGTCCTACGGCGGTATGGTGCAGGATATCACCAGCGCAGATCCTGCAGCCGGGCATTACGTGGTGGAAGCAAGCAGCCGGGGCACGTTTGTCCGGTTGGGCGGCACGCCGGTCTATCCCATTACGATCAGCGCCACCGGGCTGTTTCCGGATGGCACGCACGTCTCCCGCCTGCATGATGTGCTGCGGCAGGTGCTGGTGCAGGACGTCGGCATTCCAGCTTCTACCATCGCGGCAAATTGGGCAGACCCGTTTGATGCGGTGGCTGGCCATGCGGTGCCGAGTGATGCCGGAGCCTATTGGGATGGCAGCAGCAGCTACACCGGCGCCGATATGGTTACCACCCTGTTGCAGGGCACACTGCGCAAGCTGACCTATGACCGGGATGGCACCCTGCGGCTGATTGGGATCACACCGGCCTTCCTGTCACTGGTGCCAAACCTGTGGGTTACTCTTGCTGTGCGTCCGGATGAGGTGATTGATATCCGGCAGGCTGATCTGCCCTCGGAACTTGCTCTGCCATTCACGTGCGGCCGCTGCACCTACGCAAGGAATTATACCGTGCTGACGGGCAGCAATGTCAGCCCGAAAGCGGCGGTGCCGTCCATTGGCACGGCGCGCTCAGCCGTCACGGTGGGAACGGATGCGCCAACTCTGGAGGTTGTCAGCCCGCCGGATGTGCTGACTGCCTTTCAGAATTCAGATGCGGCGCAGGTGGTGGCTAACGTCATCAATCAGCTTTGGACACAGCCAAACCGGCGGCTGTTTCACGTCACTCTGCCTTTCGCACGGCTGGCGGATTTCAAAATTGGGTCCAACATGATTCTTTATGCAAACGTGGATGGCCTGCGGACCGGAGCGGGCGGGCTGGTTGTGGGGGAGTCTTACCGTGGGTCCAGCGCGGGTGAAGTCACCTTTACGGTGCTGGTCTAATGGCAAACTGTGCGTTCGGGCTGAATAATCTGCTCAAGGGGGCATCCCTGACAGGCTCTGCCTCCTATTACGGCCTGCCGCAGTTTGCCGTCAGCCAGGTGGCGACGGATCAGGGCAACAACACGGCGGCGTTCTGGTCCGTGGGGGATACCAATAAAACAGCGTGGTTTCAGGCGCAGTGGCCAGCAGCCCAGCAGATACAAGCGTTCTTTGTGGGGCGATCTAATCTCGGGCAGGGGGCAACATGGCAGATCACGGCATCTAATGGCGGCGCTCAGGTCTATTCGGCAGGTGGCAGTTTCGCCACGCTGAGTGGTGTGGGGCCAGCTCAACTTGTGCATGTGGCCCCGAACCCAATCACGGTGGATACGGTGAAAATCTCTGTCACGTCCAACGGCACGGTTACGGAAAGCTACATCGCCATTTCTCTGGCCTATGTCGGGCCGATCTGGCAGCCGGTGCGCAACATGAGCACCAAATCCACCACCGGGATGGACACCGGGCAGACGGTCAATACCGGCATGGCCGGGGCTGAGTTTATCTCGCCCGGCTGGATGCGGCGCAAGGCTGTGGTGGATCATGAATCTCTGGATCTGGCGGACGTCCCGGTGCTGGAGCAGATTGCTTACATGGCTGCCAGTGGCACCAATGTCCTGTTTATCCCAGACCCAGCGGCTGATCCTCCCACCCTGAACATGCGCGCCCTATACGGCCGCATCCAGAGCGGAGACCTTAGTAATCCCTACGGGGCCGCCCTGCGGCAACAGACAACATTCACCATCACCGAGCGGCTCTGAGCCGCTTTTTTTATGCCTGAAGGACAGAAGAGCATGTCTGACTCTAACACGATCACCCGACCGGAATTTCTCGCCTATCAGGCCGATGTTGACGGGCAGTTTGACGGGGTGCGGAAGGGGATTTCTGACCTGACTGCGCTGGTCAAACGGCTCAGCACGACACGGGCCGTCGTCAATGGGAGCCTGACCATTCTGGGAAGCGCACTTGGTAGCGGGATTGTGACGGCCCTGCATAGTCTGGGGCACTGACAACCACAGAGCCGCATCCTGTCAACCGGACTGCAAAAGCTCTTTCGGAAACTAGTCCAGCCATAATGGCGGATTTCCGGGGCTTTTGTGGTCCGGTGGACTAATTCTTCCGGACCTCTTGTAAAATCGTCCACCCACGGCCGCGCATGACGCGGCCTTTTTTTGTATCCGGAATCCCCAATGAATGACTCTATCTTCATCGCGGCGGGTCTCGCCCGCGAGTGCGAGGGCCTGCGCCTCAAGCCCTACATTTGTCCGGCGGGTTACTGGACCATTGGCTACGGCAACCGCTGCCTGGCCAACGGGTCCGCCGTGACGCGCCTCACGCCTGCCATAACGGCGGTACAGGCAGAGGCATTGCTCATGCTCACGCTGGCAGGCCTGCGCTACAAACTGCGGCAGCTCGTGCATGTGGCGCTCACCCCCAATAAGGAGGGCGCGCTGCTGGACTGGCAGTTTAATCTAGGCACATCCGCCATTGCCGGGTCTACCCTGCTCCGTCTGCTCAATAGCGGGCAGGATCTTGCAGCCGGTGAGCAGCTCCTGCTGTGGAATCACGCCCATAAGGACGGCCACCTGATCACCCTGCCCGGCCTGACGGCCCGCAGGCATGCAGAGTGGCTGATCTACACCGGAGCCACGTCCGGCCATGTGCCTGCTGCCACCCCCTCACCATCCATTCCCCCGACCACCACCGCAGACCAACTCAACCGCAATGAGCTGGCCCGCGTGAAAGCAAACGTATGACCCTCTCCAAAATCTCCACTTACCTGCGCCAGCCCACCACGCTGATTGCTGGCGGTATCATCATTGGCACGGGCATTGCCTCGTGGTTCCATGTTCTGCCGGATGCCGCGGCTGTTGCTTTACTGGGCACCTGCCTGCCGCTGCTGGCGAGTGATAATAGCGGCAAGACTGGCTCCGCACAGTCCGCCATCCTCAACCGGATTGCTGGTGAGCGTGATGATCTGCTCAAGGTGGTCCATGCCCTCAGCACGCACCGGGACATTGGTCCGGCCGCAACGCAGATCATTGCCGATACCGTGCCGGGTGGCGCGCTGCTGGCAACCGCTGCCTCTGTCATCACTGCGCAGGCATCCTCCACCAGCAAGCCCGCCTGA